TGGTGGCGGCAAGAATGGATATTTATCATTTGAAGATTTCTGCCTGATTACACCAACAAATGATATTGCATATTATGACATTGACATTTGTGCAAACAGTGAGGAACAGGCAAAGACATCATTTGATGAAATATACAACATTCTTGAAAATCCGAAGTGGACAAAGAAGTTCAAGAAGAACTTCAGATGGACCAAAACGGAAATTCAGAACATCAAGACACGTTCAAAAATTAAGTACAGAACCAACAATCCAAAAGGCAAGGATGGTTTGCGGTCAGGAAAGGTTGACTTTGATGAACCGCACGCATATGAGAATTGGGAAAACATCAATGTGTTCACAACTGGACTTGGTAAAAAGCCGCATCCAAGAAGAACCTATGTTTCAACCAATGGTGATGTGCGTGAAGGTCCTTTGGATCAGTTAATTGAAAAGAGTAAAAAGATATTAGAAGGTGAGATTCCAGACAACGGATTCTTGCCTTTTATTTGTAAATTGGATTCTGAAGAAGAAGTCCATGATCCTGACAATTGGGAAAAGGCAAATCCTTCTTTGCCATATCTGCCAACGCTGAAAGACCAAATGATGCGTGAATATCAAGATTATTTGCTTGATCCAGTCATCAACAACGCATTCATGACAAAAAGAATGAACATTCCGCAGGGCAGAAAAGACACGGAAGTTGCAACATGGGAGAACATCAAGAAAACAAATGGTGAAGTTCCTGATCTGGCAGGCAAAACCTGCGTGTGCGGAATTGACTTTGCAAAGACAACAGACTTCATTTCAGTGTTCCTTCTGTTCAAGCAGAATGAAAAGTATTATGGCATTCATCATTCTTGGTTCTGCACACGGTCAAATGACAGGCACAGAATCAAATATCCGCTTCATGAAGCGGTGGAAAAAGGCACACTGACAATGGTTGATGATGTTGAAATCAATCCATCCATGATTGCTGAATGGATTCATGAACAGGGCATGATATATGACATTGAAAAGATTGCAATTGATAGTTTCAGATATTCCCTTTTGTCAAGGGAACTTGCGAACATTGGCTTTGAAGCAAAAGAAAAGAAGGTCAAATTGGTCCGTCCTTCTGATGTCATGCTTGTGCAACCAAAGATTCATTCATGGTTTGTGTCAAACAAAATCATTTGGGGTGATGATTCGTTGATGCGGTGGTTCACAAGAAATACCAAACTTGAACCTGCACCGAATAACAACTTCAAATATGGAAAGATTGAACCAAAGTCAAGAAAGACTGATGGATTCATGGCATTTGTCGCATCCGTAACACTTGAAGAAGAACTTCCAGAAACATCAGATTTTGGATTCTTTGAACCAATTATATTTTAGAAAGGGGTGAGAAAGTGAGGAAATACAGTCTTTTTAATTTCTTGGAAAGAAAGATGGACACTTCTGAAATCAGTCCTATTACACAGAAGTTGTTGGATCAGTTGGCGTTCAAGGAACTTGCACTGTATATTGGCATTTCATACATTGCGAACACGTTGAGCAAGTGCGAATTCAAGACCTATGAAAACGGTGAAGAAGTCCAGAATAAATTGTATTATATGCTGAATGTTTCACCGAATCCAAACGAGAATTCCAGTCAGTTCATCAACAAGTTCATTGAAAACTATTACTACCAAGGACATTCCCTGATTGTGCCGCACAATGACATGATTTATTGTGCAGACAGTTTTGACATTGATGATTCAAAACCGTTGCAGGAAAACATTTTCTTCAATGCAACCTTTGGTTGTCAGCAGTTGAAGAAAAAATTCAAAGCAAGTGATGTGTTTTATTTCAAACTGGACAATCAGAATGTGAAGTGCCTGATTGATTCATTATACATGCAGTATGGTGAAGTGATTTCACAGGCGTTGGCAACCTATAAGCGCACCAATGGCACAAAATACAAATTGATTTTGGAGAACTACAAAGCAGGTGATGCACAGTTCAATCAGATTTTCAATACAGTGCTGAAAGAGCAGTTGAAAACCTTCCTTGAAAATGAAAATGCAGTCTATCCGCAGTTCAAAGGAACTGATTTGCAGGAATTCACATCAAAGTCTTCCATGAAAGACACTTCAGACATCATTTCCATGCGGAAAGAAATCTTTGAAGTGACTGCGCAGGCGTTGAAGATTCCGTTGCCAATGATGCTTGGAAACATCACCAACATGAATGAGATTGTGAAAGTTTATCTTTCCATCTGCATTGATCCGCAGGCAGACATGATTGGTGAAGAATTAACACGGAAATATTATTCCTATGAAGAATGGAAAGCAGGCAACTATATCAAGGTTGATACATCCTGCATCAATCATGTTGACATCTTGGAAGTTGCCGACAAGATTTATAATGCAATCGGTTCTGGATGTGCAAACATTGACGATATGCGCAAGCGTTTGGGATGGAAGCCGCTTGGAACAGATTTCAGCAAACAGTTCTTCTTGTCAAAGAACTTTGTTCCTGCTGAAGAAATGCTGAACGCAACAATGAAAGGGGGTGAGTAGATGAAGCGGAACTATTATTCCTTGGAGAAAGCAAAGGAAACAGCAACAATCAACATCTATGGTGACATTACAAGTTGGGCATGGGAAGAACTTGGTGAAGTAAGTGCAGTGAATCTTTCAAAACAACTGGATGCACTTGGTGATGTGAATGAAATTCATGTTTATATCAACAGCTATGGTGGAGAAGTTGCGGAAGGTCTTGCAATTTACAATGCATTAAAACGCCACAAGGCAAAGGTCACAACATATTGTGATGGTTTTGCATGTTCCATTGCTTCAGTCATTTTCATGGCAGGTGATGAACGTGTCATGAATGAATCTTCACTGCTGATGATTCACAATGCATGGACAATGGCAGTTGGCAATTCAGAGGAATTGCGCAAGCAGGCTGATGATTTGGAGAAAATCACACAGGCATCTGTGGAAGCTTACAAATCACATTCTTCTTTGTCTGAAAAGGAAATCAAGAAGCTGATGGACAATGAAACATGGATTCTTCCAACAGAAGCACTTGAATATGGCTTTGCAACAAAGATTGACAAGCCTGAAAACAAGAACGCCAGTCAGAATGCATTCCTTCAGTTGCTTGACATTATCAAAGCGCATCAGGCAAAAGAAGCTGATGATGAAGCGGATGATGATGACGGAAAAGAAAATCCTGATGACACTGGTGCAGAAACACCAGATGATGACGGAAAAGAAAACCCTGATGACACTGGTGAAGATACACCAGATGACGAAGGGGAAGAAACGGAAACAACCACCCAGAAATGGAGTGGTTTTTTTAATGCACTTTTAAAAAATTATTAAAAAAGGAGATCAAAAACATGTTAAAGTTCGCAAACGAAAAAGAATCTATCAATCAGTTAGTTGCCGCAATGAAGAGTGGTGACGAACAGGAAATCAAGCAGGCATGGGAAGGAATTCATGATTCCATTGCAAGCAAGGTGAAGGAAGATTTTGCAGACCTTCAGGAATCCCATGATGCCGCAGTTCTTGCACAGCGTGGTTACAGACAGCTTACAAGCAAGGAAAACAAGTGGTATCAGAAGGTTATCAATGCACTGCGTGCCGCTGATCCGAAGCAGGCATTCACTGCTATCATTGGCAGTGACAATGAAGAAGACATGATGCCAACAACCATCATTGAAGATGTGTACAAGAACCTGAAGGAAGAACATCCGCTTCTTCAGGCAATCAACTTCCAGTATGTTGGTTTCATCACCAAGTGGATTCTGAATGACCACAGCGCACAGAATGCGGTTTGGGGCAAGATTACAGATGAAATTGTGAAGGAAATCACATCTTCCTTCAAGGTTGTTGATGTTGATCAGAACAAGTTATCTGCATACGCAATCATTGAACTTGGTATGTTAGACCTTGGACCAACATTCCTTGATGGTTACATCAGAACAGTGCTGTCCGAAGCAATCATGGCAGGTCTTGAACTTGCAATTGTTTCTGGTACTGGTGTGAATGAACCTGTTGGTCTTATCAAGGACATTTCTGAAGGTGTTTCTTACTCTTCCACAACTGGTTATCCAGACAAGGCAAAGGTTGCTGTGAAGTCCTTCATGCCTGCTGAATATGGCGCACTGGTTGCACAGATGGCAGAAACCGAGAACGGCAAGAAGAGAAAGTTCACAGAAGTTGGTTTAATCTGCAACATGACTGACTATCTCACAAAGGTTATGCCTGCAACAACCGTCCTGAATGCAAATGGTGTTTATGTGAACAACCTGTTCCCATTCCCAACAACCGTTTATGTTTCCAATGCGCTTGCTGACGGTGATGCAGTTCTGTTCCTGAAGGATGAATATTTCCTTGGCATGGGTGGTTCAAAGAACGGTGTCATTGAATATTCAGATGAATGCAAGTTCATTGAGGATCAGCGTGTGTTCAAGGTGAAGCAGTATGGCGCAGGCAGAGCGTTTGACAACACATCTGCTTTATATCTTAACATCAGCGATCTTGAACCTGCATACATCACTGTGAAGCAGGATGTTGTGACAGAGTAAGCAAGAAGGAAGGTTGTGAATCATGAGCAATGAAACATTGTTTGGGCAGGTCAAGCGCAAATTGAATGTCACTTGGAATGATGATGACACAACTGCACGGATTGAAGAAATAATTGATTCTGCGATTCCTGACTTGAAGCACAAGTTGGGAATCACAGATGACAATTTTGACTTCAGTCAGAAAGGAACAGAAAACACGCTGTTCCTTAACTATTGTTTGTATGAATGGAATCATTCACTGCCTGAATTTGATGACAACTATGCAAATACAATTGCGCAGTGCAGGGCAAAGCATGAAGTGAACAATTATCTTGCAGGCAATGCGGAAGGGGAAACATAAATGCGTAAAAGTAAAGAGTTTGAAACCTTCAATGATGGCGTTGTGTCCATCTATCGTGAAAAGCCAAGGGAAACAGACTTCAGTGCAAAGCGCAATGTTTCAACGCTTGATGATATGGACTTCATTGTGAAGCTGAACTTCAAGGAACTTTCCAAACGTGAACAGGATTTGGAGTTTGCACAGCAGAATGATTTCACACTGTCATTGAAAATCAAAAGCAGGCTTGTGAATGGTGTTGACAACAAGTGCAAAGCTGTCATTGACGGTTATTTGTATGATGTTTCATTTGTAGATAAAAGCAGAACAGAATTGTTTCTGTATTTGGAAGGGGTGAAAGCAATTGATCCTGAATGACATTAAAACCAAGTTGGAAGAACTGGACAACAATGTTTTTTATGGCATGGTTGACAATGTGATGCAGAAAACATTCTGGAATTATATTGTTTTCAACCGTACTACCATGAAACCAAATGCAAATAAAAGCGGCTTTTCCGATTATTTCACAGTTCATATCATCAGGGAAGAATGGATTCCTGAAGGATTTGAAATTGAAGTCATCAATAAGATGCTTGAAATTGACGGAATGCGCCTTGCCGCAAATGATGGTGTTTACACCTATGTTCCAAAGCCAAACACAAACATTGTGGTTGAAATGTTATCACTTGACTTTGTAAAGGCAAAGAAAGCGTGATTTTATGAGTGTATTCAGATTAGATGCGGATCAGGTTGCAAGACTTGAAGCCGCAATGAAAGACTTTCTTGGTGACACAGAAACAACAATCAATGATGTGTTGCACAATGAAGGTGGTCAACTGATTCATGATGAAATAAAACGGTTGATGCCAATGTCTGGCAAGCGGTGGAAGGGCAAAAAACCACCTGCAAAAACAAGCAACTCACTTGAAATCGTGGGTGGCAATCTTTCCGTGACTGTCAGTGCAAAAAAGGCATATCAATATTTGTATTTCCCTGATGATGGTTCAAATACACGCAGACACGCAGGAAATCAGCAATTCTTCCTGAATGGTGGAGAAAATCAAAAAGAAGAAATCACAAACCGTTGCATCAACAGGCTTATAAGTGGCTTTGAAGATGCAATCAACTAAAAAAGGAGCGTAAAAAAATGAATGGAGTTTTTTCTGAATATGAATTAAGAAAAATGGGCATCAAGTTCAAAACTGGTGAAGCATATCTTTCCGCAGACTGCGTTGGATCATGTGAAGAAGAACTTGAAACAAAGGTCATCACAAAGAAGTGCCGTGGCAATGTAGTCAAGACAACAGTCAAGGGAACTGGCAACGGCACATTGAACATTTCCATGCATATGCCGTATGAAATTTATACACAGGCATATGGCATGAATCTTGACACACTGATTGAAGGTGTCAAGGCATATGGACAGAATTCACGCCATGAAGCGTTCAGCATTGTGCAGGATGTTTTTGATGAAGATGGCAATGAAAAGTTCAAGGCATATCCAAATTGCATCATCCAGACTGGTGTTGTGCGTAAGATTGAAAACGGTGCAGAAGAAGTTGCGGAAGTTGAAATGGAAATTTCCGTGATGCCTGATGAATATGGCAATGGTATGTATGAAGCACCTGCAAGTGATCTTGTTGATGAAACTGCCAAGTCAACATGGATGACTGCATTCACACCAGAAATGGTTCAGGTTGCTTCTGCGTAAGGGGTGAAGTGTAAATGAAAGTAAAGGTTTTAAAAGACTTTAATGACAAATACACAGGTGAAAGACACAAAGCAGGTGACACAATGACAGTCACCAAGGCAAGATTTGAAGAAATTCTGACTGTTGACAAGTTGGTTGAAGAAGTTGTGGAAGAAGCGGCAGAAAATGCGCCTGCGGATGCGGCAGAACCACCAAAGAAGACAGGCAGAAAAGCATCAAAGAAGTCTGCTGAATAATGAAAAGGACATCACTTCTGTGGTGTCCTTTTACTTTTTATAAGGGAGCAAAGAAAAATGGAAGGTAAGAAATTAAATACAATCATAGATTTTGAATTTTATGATGGCACAACCGCAAAGATGACTTTGACCTTTTATGCGCTTTATCAGTTAAAGGCAAAAAACAAAGCATTGTATGAGCGTTACACAAAAATCATGTCAAAGCCAAATGCTTCTGAAGAATTGGAAATGAGTACTGTTTTATACACCGCATATGTGTGTGCAAATCTTTCAGAAGAAAACCTGATGACAGAAGAAGAATTCATGATGAAGTGCGGTTCAGACAGAATTGCAGTCCGTGATGCGGTTCAGGAGTTAATAAGCCCAAAAAAACACTAGGATTCAGACTTCCATTTCTCCAAAAAACAACGGCAAGAGAAAGGACAATCAGACCACCCAAATTTGTTTTGGAAGATGTTGAAGACTATTACACATATTATGTGCAAATTCTTGAAATATCTGAAGATTTGTTTTGGTTTGCTGATGTTTCCTTTGTTCTTGGTGTTGTGGAGAACAAAACCGCATATGATGGTTGGCTGAATTCGGCAATCGAAAAGGAAAGAAAAAAACAGTCAAGAAGGGGGTGAGAACATGGCAAAAAATGAAGCCAAAATCCGTTTTTCAGCGGAAACAGGTGAATTCAATGATTCAATAAAAAAAGCAAATCAGGAAATGACTGAACTGCGTGCTGAATTGAGGCTGAATGAAACACAGATGCAAACAACTGGCAAAACAGTTGAAGGCTTGGAGCAGAAGCACAGGATTTTGACGGATCAATTGCAGGCATCCCAAGACAAAACAGAAGCGTTGAACCAGAAGGTCAACAAAGCAGTTGAAATCTATGGTGAAAATTCAACAGAGGTTTCAAAGCTTAGAACACAGCTTTTGAATGCGCAGACTGCCGAAGAAAAAATCAGGCAGGCAATCCAGTCCTGCAATGATGAACTGGAATCACAGAAGGGTGCTGTCATTGATGCCGCTGATGCACATGAAAATCTGACGGACAAAATCAAAAGACAGCAAAGTGAACTTGATGATTTGAAAGGTGAATATGCGGAACTGGTTGCAAGCGGAAAGGGCGCAACAGATGAAGCAAAGAATCTTGAACGGTCCATTTCTGACTTGTCTGGTGAACTGAAAGACAGTAAAACCGCAATGGCAGATGCTTCAAAAAAGGCTGATGAATTAGACAGAAGCCTTGATAATGTGGATAAATCTGCGGAAGATGCAGGTGATGGTTTCACAGTTTTGGGTGGCGCACTTGCAGACCTTGCATCAAATGCAATCCAGAATGTGATTGGTAAAGTAAGTGAATTCATTGGATATCTTGGTGAACTTCCTGCGGAAACAATGGAACTGCGGCAGGACATGGCAACGCTGACCACAGCTTTTGACAATGTTGGAATGAGTACGGAAACAGCAAAAAGCACATGGAAAGAACTGTATGCTGTTTTCGGTGAAGATGACAGGGCTGTTGAAACGGCAAACCATATTGCACGAATGGCAGAGAGTCAGGAAGACTTGAATGATTGGGTGACAATCACAACAGGTGTGTTTGCAACATATCAGGATTCATTGCCAGTGGAAGGATTGGCAGAAGCAAGTGCGGAAACTGCGAAAACAGGTACAGTCACAGGCAATCTTGCGGATGCACTCAATTGGAGTACGGAAGCGGCTGAAATGTTTGCTGATTACATGTCTGATGATGTTGTGACAGCGGAAGATGCATTCAATGTTGCATTGTCCGAATGTGCAACGGAACAGGAACGGCAAGCCTTAATCACTGACACGTTGACAAAATTATATGGTGATTCCGCTGAAACATACCGTGAAACAACATCAGCGCAAATGGAAGCAAAGGAAGCAACAGCAGATCAGATTCTTGCTGAAGCAAATCTTGCAACTGCCATTGAACCAGTCACAACCAAATTCAGTGAACTGAAAACAACACTTTTGACAGGTCTTCTTCCGACTGTTGAAAAGGTAAGTGGCGCATTTGTCAGCGCACTTGATTGGATGAAAGAACATCCAGTGCTATTGAAATCAATTGCTGTGACGGTTGGTGTTTTAGCAACAGCACTTGGAATTCTGACAGGCGTTGTTGTTGCACATACAATTGCACAATGGGCAATGAATTCAGCAATTCTTGCAAATCCTTTGACATGGGTGATTGTTGGAATTGTTGCCGCCATTGCTGTTCTGGCAGGTGCTATTGTGGCAATCGTCCATTATTGGGATGATATTGTTGCCGCAGTGCAGAATGCATGGGAAGTGGTGAAAACCACCCTTGCAGGATGGGGTGAATGGATCAATGCAAATGTGATTCAACCAGTTGCAACCTTCTTCACCGATTTATGGACAACTGTGACATCAGCATTTCAAAGCGCATGGGATTGGATCACAACATCCCTTGGAACACTTGGTTCATGGGTGGACACAAATGTGATTCAACCTGTTGTGAATTTCTTCACAGGGCTTTGGACAAAGCTTCAGGAAATTTGGAACACAATTGTGACGGTGGTGCAGGTTGCCTTTCAATTGATTGGTTCAATCATCAATGCCGCTGTGCAAATCATCACACTTCCGTTCATGTTCATTTGGGAAAACTGCAAGGAATATGTTTTTGAAGCGTGGGAATGGATCAAAGAAAAGGTTTCAGCAGGAATCAATGTTGTGAAGGAAGTCATGTCAACTGTGATGAATGCAATCCAGACAGCATTCACAACAGTATGGACCGCAATCAAAGATTTCATGACACCTATTCTTGAAACAATCAAAAATGCAATTTCAACCGCATGGAATGCTGTGAAATCAGTCACTTCCACAGTTTTCAATGCAGTCAAAACAGTTGCAACAACCGCATGGAACAACATCAAGACCAATGTTTCGACTGTTGTCAATGCAGTCAAAACAGCAGTTTCAACCGCATGGAACGCTGTGAAATCAGCAACTTCCACGGTTTTCAATGCTGTCAAGAGTGTTGCAAGCAATGTATGGAATGGAATCAAGACAACTGTTTCAACTGTTGTCAATGGTGTCAAGACAGCGGTTTCAGGTGCATGGAACACAGTGAAATCAACAACTTCAAGTGTGTTCAATTCCGTCAAGTCAACTGCAACAACAATCTGGAATGGAATCAAATCGGCAATCACAAAGCCAATTGAAGATGCAAAGAATAAGATCAAAGACATTGTTGACACAATCAAAGGTTTCTTCAGCGGCATGAAGCTGTCATTTCCAAGCATTAAACTTCCACACTTTTCAATCAAGCCGAGTGGTTGGAAGATTGGTGACTTGTTAGAAGGTGAAATTCCAAAGCTGTCAATTGAATGGTACAAAGACGGTGGTATCTTTACAAAACCAACTATTTTCAACACACCATACGGAATGAAAGGTGTTGGTGAAGCAGGTGAGGAAGCGGTTCTTCCAATTGACAGACTGGAAGGATATATTGCAGGAGCAATTGAAAGGACAATGCAGGTTGCAGATGTGCAGGCATTGGCAGATGCAATTGAAGATTTGGCAAACA